ACCAGTAATAATGGGACTGAGCATCGATTCTGTAAATGTTATATAATCCAAAGCAACCTTACCCGCAATAGTGACAGGTGGTTCTTCAGGAGCTACTAGTGTATACAATAACGTCAGGATCGGATCGTCTTCCAGCCACTGACCATCTGTACTATATAACCTAACAGTAGTTATCTCAGATTCGTTATAATATGGTATAGACACTAGACAGTACCTCTGGAATTATCAATAGGAGTTCCTCGACTTACAGATGCTACTGACAAACTACTAACATATGACATATAATTACCTGCAATTTTAGAAGGCACACTGGATATTGTTTTAGTTCTGTAATTATCCGATATTGCTTCACCTAAAAATGTTTTTGATGTTACAAAACTAGGTAAATCATTGTTTGATAATTTAAACAATGCAGTTGTACTAGCTGGTGCAGTAGTACTAAAATCATATTCAGTAGTAGAACTAGTTTCTCCTATAATATTAAAGGGGGACATTTCTAGTTCATTAATAGTACCATCATATAACTTAGTTATTTTATTTTTCTCATCTTCAATACGTCCAACCTTAAACTTATTTCCTTCATGATCTACATTTGGAATTTCCACAAATGTCCCATCTTCATTTCTTCTATAAAAAAACAAGTCTGGATTTGTGGGGTTTGAATCTGTATTTTCTGAATTCTTATATTCAGTTTTTAGTATAATACGTCTGAAATTTGAATCCCATTCCTTTACTACCCCAGATCGTATCCATTCTTCAGAATTAGTACCATCTCCAGAGAATGTTATTACAAGATCTCCAGTTCTAACATCCTGTACAGATTTTGCATCTTTAATATAATAAACTTTTCCGTTATTTTTTTCAAGAAAGTCAGTTTCAAAATTATATTGACTAGTTGGTAGTTTAGAAAATGAATCAATATCATTTAAATACAATACCAACCAATATAAACTAGTATTACCATAAACATCAAAGGCTAAGTTTTCTATTTTTTTTATATTATCATAAACAGTTGTTCGTATGGAAGTACTATTTTTAGCAGCAGCACTCAATGTTACTGTTTTTAATATATTAATAGTTTCTATTGATTGACCATTAGGTAAAGTAAAATTAGTTTTTGGGAATTTATTAATAAACATTATGGTTGTGGTCCATCTTGGTAGTAAATTTCAGATCTAGTGTATAGCCTTGGTGCTTGAATCTGACCATAGTCAACCATAATTTGATCTCCAGAATCAGACTGCGCTCTGACTAATGGTTCCATTTCTCTGAATCTAAGAACTAGATCCGTTCGTAATGGATATGTAAATCCATCAGAATCAACCAACACTTGTTGTGTAAAATGTTCTGCATAGACAGTTTCTAATACCAGTAGTTTGGGTTGTCCTAGATATGCCAGTGGAGGGGAGTCCACGTATACCGAGATGCCCCCGTCCCCAGTTACAACTGCGTGTTCCATTGTCCATACAGGAGGAACTCCAATTAAATCTCTGTTCGATTCAGTTTGTCTTGATATTGGATATGAATATGCTTCTAGCTGACTAATTAGCTCCAAAATTCCCTTCCTTCCATAAATATCTTCCTCGTCTCTACCCACAAATGAATATGCAAGAGTATAGCTTCTATCTCCCATACCAGCATATTTCAATTCTAAGTTAGACATACCTATAGTTGGTTGATCAGTAAATGAGGACACCTGACTTCTTGCATTGTCCATCATACCTAACGCCGTATTCATAAGTCCCGTCGCATACGCCGCCGCAGCCACTCCCACAACACCGAAGGTATTTGCGGTGGCTTCGGCGATTGACGCCGTCGCCGCCATTTCGACTCCCCGATTCCCACCAGAACTCTGCAGTTTCTGTAAAGTATATGCCATACTAGTTTCGACCGTTGCATAATTTTGTGTGTTTTGTCTTTGCAACTTTTGCGGCATAGGAATTAACCATTCTTTTAAGGACTCCCCGGTTCCCTGTGCAACCTTGGCTCTAGTTTCTAATGTATTTGCTTCGTATGAACGTAACGAAATATAATCAGAAAACGAATCCACTCTGGTTTGTCTTGATAATACTGGTTGTGCTGCCATATTTGTTCTCCTGCTATATATAGATATGGCATATAAATCAAAATACGCACCAAAATATCATAAAAAATATATTGGAGATCCTACTAAAATAATATGTAGATCTACGTGGGAAAGAAAGGTTTGTAAGTTCATGGATTTAAATGAAAATGTGCTAAAATGGGCATCAGAGGAAATATCCATCCCATATTTTTCTCAAATTGACAATAAGTGGCACAAATATTATCCCGATTTTTTTTGTGAAATATTAAAAAAAGATAAAAAAATATCTAAACTAGTAATAGAAGTAAAACCAAAAAAACAAACAAAAGAACCTGTAAATAAAAAAACTAAAAGCTATTTGCGTGAAATGAAAACATTTCATATAAATACATGTAAGTGGACTGCTGCTACAGATTTTTGCAAAAAAAATAACTGGGAATTTAAAATTCTAACAGAAGAGGATATTTTCAAATGAGCCATGTAGACTTACAAGATCTCAAAAATCGACTATTCGGTCCCGACGGAAGAGTAGTAAAAACCAACAAGTTTTCTGTTGATTTTCAGTTGTTTAGTCCAATCACCGACAGCTTTATCGAGGCCAATGGCGAGGCAGCAGTAGCAGTAAGTGCTTCTTCTCTATCTCTTAGAACAGAGGCATGGGAATTTCAAAATATGCCAATAGAAATTCCCATCAAGCGAATGCGAAATAATAAACTATTAATTACGTTTTATGGTACACGAAACATGAGTGCATTCACTAGCCTATTATCATTAATAAAACAATATGGTGGACACCCCCTGTCACAAACATCAGCTTCAAATAATGCACCCACTGCATATACAGCATCACAATTATATAATATTGCCATTGCAGAAAATTTTGGGAGAGTCAATATACTGAATGACGGACAGCCTGGCATTGGCTCCGGTCCAATAGTAAACTCAATAACATATACCCATTTCTATCCGGTAGAAATGTTCCCAGTTGACTTTGATTCAACTTCACCTTCAATGCCGCTCACATACACATGTTTGTTTAACTACAAAACTGCATGGGCACAAAATGAATCAACTCCCGAAGATTCCCTTGTCCCCAAAATATAATACACACAAAGGAATTATAAATGCTCGTTGATTTGATAAAAACTACTTTACCTGATTATACAATAACACTACCCAGTAAAAAGAACAAGATTTCATTTCGTCCCTTATTAGTAAAAGAAGAAAAGTTTATTTCTATAATTAATGAATTATCTCCAACTACAGAAGATAAAATTATTAACTTAGTAAACATCGTAGACTCTTGTTGTAATAATGTTATATCATCAGCAGAATTGCCAATTTATGATTTTCAATTGTTACTAACAGAAATAAGAAAAAAATCTGTAGACGAAAAATCAAAAATGAAAATAACATGTCCCCATACAGGGGAAAAGTTGAATGTATCTGTAAATCTAAATGACTATCATGTACACAAAGAAATGTCTTCGTCCCATTCAATTAAAGTATCATCAGAACTATTTTTAGAATTCAGATCTCCTACAATGAATGATCTAAAAGAAATAAATGGTTTTGTTGAAGATAAAACTCAATTGTTAGAACTGATTTCATTATGTCTAACTAAAGTAGAAACTCCAAATGAAAAGATAGATGCAGACCAATCTTCTAGAGAAGACAAATTAGAATTCTTAGAATACTTGACAAAGAAAGATTTTAGAGAAATAAAAGAATTTATAATGAGTAGTTTCATTTCATTTGAAATTGCCTATACAACCTCAGATGACGTGACTAGAAAAATAGAGGTAAGGGACTTTGTAAATTTTTTAAAATTCTTTTTGATTACGCTAATTTAATTGCTATTTTAAAGCTATCGTTTTCAATTACGGATCAACATAATCTAAGTTTAACAGAATTCGAAAATTTAATGATATGGGAACGAGATATCTACATCACACTTCTAAATAGTAAAATACAGAAAGAAAACGATAGAATCCAAGAAGAGAAATTAACACATGCCCATAGAATCTAAAATTCCAGAACCAAATTCATATTCAATGGATAATATAATTGAATTGTATCTTAGTAGTGATACAACAACTGATTTTATTAATACAGTAGATGTTATAACTAAACAACAAACAAAAATGCAGTTAGATTTAGTTGCATCAAATACTATAGAAACAATTAAATCTGTAGATACATATAATCCTGAATTATCTTCTGCGGAAACTATACAACAAATATCACCGTCGAGTCGTTCTGCGTTTGAACCCAAGACACAGAACTCACAGAAACAAGGAAATGAACAAACACAAGAACTTCCTGGTATGTCGGTTTCTCCGCAAACCGGAGTTCAGGAATCTGCAAGAAATCCAGATACAGGTTCTTCTGGAATCGATTACTCCAAATCAAAAATAATGGGCCCTCGCTTTTCAGCGATGAACCCATTATCAAGATCGTCTGCAGCGATTACTCGCGGACCTTCCAACAGAAGTGAAATGTTCTAATTATTCAGAAGCAAGACGTTCAAAATAATCTAGAGCATCAGTCTGCTCTGTATCATCTGTAGTAGATGTAGAATCTCCTGCAGTCTCTACAGTGCTTGTTGGTACGTTAACTTCGGTATCTCGGACATCTTCGCCAACAACAAGATCAAACCTTTCCTTGAGATCAGCATAACTCTTAAAGTTATTGGGATTACTGAACTCAGTAAGATCATATTCCTTCTTGATGATGTCCTCGATTAAATCATTATCCCCATCAAACAACTCGGTTGGAGAATCAAACTCAGACTTATCATAGTTAACGTAACCAGCAACCTTACGAATCTTCAACTTAAAATTCGCACCAGACCAAGGGTTAAAAGGATTGATTTTTTCTTCATCCTCAAACTCCGGTTGTGCTGCTTCCTGAATCTTATCAAAGATTTTCTTTCCATACTTATAAAGAAAAACCTTACCTTCATTTTCGGGATTTGATGGATCGCTAATAACTAGAACATTAGACATATAAGAAGTCTTTCTCTTGCGTTGTCTAGCAATGTCCTTATCACTCTCGATCCCACTATTCCAGAGTTCACTGTTTGACTCTGCACATGGATCATTCTCTCCGAGGGTTGTACGACAGTTTTCAATATACCAACCACCCTTACCCTGAAAAGCATGTGTGTAAATCTTAACAATATTGATATCCCAACTAGGCAATGTTGCCCAAGCATCATCCTCTGTTCGGGCAGGAAGAAAACGAATAATTGCAAATCCGTTGCTAGACTTGTCTAGTTGAGGACGCCAAAAACGATCATCCTTATAGGACTTTTTATTCTCGATTGATGCTAACTGCTTAGTTAGTTCTTCAATGCTGTTTTGTGACTTATTCTTAAAATCTGAAAAACTCATGGTATCTACTTTCCCCGAGGATCTACCTCGGACTTGATTATTCCTGGGAACTCCCCAGTTCGATTTATATTATAACAAACAATCACCCAAATGTCAAATAGGTAATTTGTTTATTTTTGGGAGAAGGTTTGTTTCTTCTCCTTCTATTCGGATTTTTTCTTTAATTGGCTTATTGATTAACTTAGCACCCATTTCAGGTCCATAGCCATTTTTCTCTGCCAAAACAATAACTGCGTCTATGTAACCACAGGAATTTATTTGTACGTATTTTATTATATCGTTGCAAAACTTATTTTTGATCTCATCTGTTAATAATGACACATTTCCTCCCTTATTAGAAATTTAATCATATCACATTATAAGTAAATGTCAACTTAAATATATATACTTGATAACCCAAATGTTTAACTGTTCAAGGAGAATAAGATGACATTAGTGACCGATGTACATGGCGGAACTGCAAATATCGCTACCGATTTTGGAACGAGTCCTGTTGGAACAACCGCACACATCCCATTAAGCAAATTAGTGTGGGGTGATGACACATCTTCCTTCAAAGTTAATGAAACAACACCCCTTCCAATCCAAGTTACAGGAGTAACAGGGGAAGCGATTTCAGTTACTGGATTCCTTGGTGCAAGTGGCAATTTTCCAATTGAGAATAAAATACTTGGTGTAACGACTCCACAATACATTGCTGTTGGTGGTGACACATCAGGCGGTCCTATAGGTGTTACAGGACAAGTAGTTGTATATGACGTACATGGTAATACAGGTTTCATTGGAATAACTGGTACAGTTGATGTTACTGGTGGACGATATTTAAATCTAAATTACGATTCAGTTACAGTTGACGGCGCGGTTGGAATTTCTGGTCCAGTTGGTCTTGCAGCAGGAACAGATTCAATATCAGTATTTGGTCATGATCAGGGCAGATGGGTTCACACCAAGATGTTCTCTGGGTCAGGTACGACCATTGGAGCATCAGGTGATGCTCTCAATGTAAACATAATTGGTGCTGGTGTAAGTGCAAACTTCACATTAGCTACTACTGTAGGTGTGACAAACCCAAATAGTGGTCTTAGCATAACAGACGCACTAAGAATTCAGGGTGGTATTAGTGGTTGTCAACCAGTAGTAGTTCAGGGTTTCAGTAGAAATGCACTAGAAGTTTACTCACACGAACCACTAGGTATTACTTTACCAGCTGGAATTAATACTCATCTACAGCGTTCAGGCGAAGCAGTCAAGGGACTAACAACTAGTGTATTCACTGATGGAACACAGAAGGTTCTTATTGCAGAAAACCAAAGAACTAACACTGTATTTTCTGGAGTCGCAGAATACGCAGGAATAACATCTGGAGTTGTAATGCAACTTGCAGCTGGCGGAACTCTAAACTCAGGAGTGAATCTTAAATCAAATCCAGGAAATATAGATATAGTCTATATTGGAAGCAGTGGTTTATCTGGTTCTTTACTGGATGGTTATCCACTAGAACCAGGTGAAAATATTTTCTTCGAAACTGTAAACCTCAATAAGCTATATTCTATAGGTGTTACTGCATCTGCATATAAGCTAAATTACATAGGATCGTAATGGATGGCCAAAAGAAATAATTCCGTACCAAAATTCGTTGTTCAAAATACATTAAGTGGATTGCAATTCTATAGTAAAGTTCAGAATTTAATTGATTACAATAGACCTCTCAGATGCATTCCTAATATAACACTTATTGCGGAAGAGAACTCAGCCGGCTATTCTGTAATTAATAAAACGGCATTATTTGATTATTCGGATTGTGCAGGAGAAGAGAATTTAGAATTCTTAGGTAGTATTATCGCAGGACTTACTGCTGGCGATAGTATAACTATGGAACGAGGAGAACACTTCGATCAATCAACAGATGAAACTAGCGATTTGAGCGGTAGTTATACTTTTGATCAGTTAATCAACAAAACAATTTTGGTTGCAAATGTGCAATCTATTGTTGCAGGACAATCCTACGATAAACTATACAAAGGAAAAGATTTCTATAATAGTCCCGTAGTATTATTTGGTGCCTGTGGTGATCGATTAGAAAACCAACGAATCGTAATCAAAAATGTTTTTGGTAGATATACAAATCCCAGCTTTAGTAATATGGGAACCAGTGTCAATGATTACTTACAATTCACCGATGGACTAAATGCAGACGTTTTGTTTAAAGTTACTGGTATATCATATGATAATAATGATCACGAATTAGTGACCGTTACAGGAGGTTCTACTTGGGGACTTGAATATTACAGTGGAATTACTCCGGATAATAGATTTCTCATACCAACATCAACTCGATTATATCGACAATATGCTAATACATCAGAACAACAGATTAGCACAACACAGACATACTCAGAACCAGTAAATAATCTACAGTTTTATTCGGCACCGGATAATTATGGTAAGAATGCATATGCTATAGCCGGATCTTATAGACCAACTCTAAGATTAACTGTTGGTAACATGTATATATTTAATTATTCTAGTATTAAAGCAAGTGGACTTCTAACCGGAACAAATTTAGCTCGTATTAGCTCTGTTCCAGATGGAACACATAGCGGAGGCAGTTCTTACCTCAAAGGTATTACAATTTATGATAATGCTATGATATTTGTTCCTCAACAAGAAGGAACATATTACTATTACTCACCAGTTGTGTCCGGGATGGGTGGAAAAATAATAATAATGTCTGATGGTCCGAGTATATATACTCTTCCTGCAGTTGCATTAAATAATGCTTCCAATAATTTAGTATCAGGAACAAACACATTCATTTATTGAGAGATAGTTTTTTATCTTCAATATTTCGGATGTGATCAGTCATTTTATCTAAGATGCCTCGATTTCGTAAATCTTTAAACACTAAATTTTCTATAGAATGTTCGCCGGCTTTTTGTATAGAAGAATCTCTCATATTCTTAATCTTATACTTCATCTTCTTTAATACATCTAAATCATCAGCATTATGCTTTAATGCATAATTTATCATATGAATAAAATGTTCAATTTTAGACTTTAATAAATCATCTTTTTTGGGATCTAATTTTTCTTGCTGGGGTTCCTGTAACCATTTATCATTCTTTAGGGAATAAACTCCCTGATCTTTCTTGTGTGGTCTATCTGTATGTGCATATAGTTCAACAGGAGTGTCATAAATTTTTATATCATGACTCAATTCCCACACTGTTTTTTTATCTTTGAGATATTCTTCCACAAACTTAGGATCACAATCAACAATGGTTTTAAAATCTACAATTAAGTGGACATCCAAATCAGAAAACTTTGTGTAGTTATAATTTGCATTACCACCAGTTAGAATAATTTCCTTTATACCACTTTTTGGTATCTTAGAAAAAATAGCCCACTTATTCGCAATCATTAATAGATGATTACGAACACTAGATTTCAATTTCTCTCCAACCCAAAACTTTGAGTTTAACTTATCATGGTGCTGTAGAGTTAATTCTATTTTTTCGTTTAGATAATCTTTAAATATGCTCATACACCTATTTAGTTTTTTTTATTGTCCGTTGACATCTTATACGCACACTTTATGACTCATCATCTTCCATGCGTCCCCTAAGAATTCGAGAATCCATACGATTTCTAAATTTCTTTGGGTTTTCCCATAGACGAACATTGCCCATGAGATCTCTCTTACACCTCCAGATCATACCACACATCACAAATAATGCAAAACACATTCCATATCCCACAGGAATAATTTCTGCTACCATTAATATACCAAGAAAACCATTTACTGTGGTCATAATCAAAAGCATTGTCATTGCATATTGTTGTTCAAACATAGTGTTCCTTCATTTGTCTGGTCTTAGCCATTTTACGAATCTATCAAAATCAATTTGTGATGCCTCATTCGCAGGCATATTGTGTGTAGTGACGACTTCATTTAGTTTAGGATTTGCAAAGGAAACAATTCTACTCGAACCATCTACAAATGACATCGCAAGTCGATCTACTGGTTCCCAGAATGCTGGGAAATCTTTCCATGTTTCGTTGTACACATCCAGCACCCAACCACCACGATTAAAATTATCTTGCCATCCTATATCGTGTTCTGGAATGGTATAGAAAGTTTTTGATGGATTTCTGATCTTACTAATACGATCCGCTGTTGGACCCCACGCTCCGTTTGGGTTATCTGGGATGTCACTGATGAATCCATTCAAAGAATAACTTCGGACGCGCCCAGTGGGATCTACGGGACTCTGGTAGGTACGTGTGTCCCCGACGTAATCATAGAGTGCGCCATCAATTAAAGCCTGCTCTGTCTCATCTAACATTCCATCTAAATCTAAATCACGAATGCGAGGAACAGATGCCCCTGTATTATAACTCTTCACCCAGAACAAATTTCGGTTTGGGTTTGGAACGCTCGGAAACTCTTGACTGAACGGGCTAATGAATTTGCCGTTGTTGTCTTGACTCCACGAAACCAATCCAACCTGAAGTTGATGCTGATTGCTCATGCAGTTAGTTAGTTTGGAGGTTTCTAGAAATGTCCGAATAGACACCATAGTAATTGTCATAATCAAAGCAATGATTGCAACCACAACCAATAACTCGACTAGAGTAAAAGCACGGCGCATCAGGTAAGACGGTCTTTTAGAATGTTCCACTTCATCAATTCAGTTTCGTGTTCTGTGAGTTTACCTATCACAACTTCACGTAGACGATCGC